GTCGTCCTGAGCGTGTGCCACGAGGATTGATAGGAACGGAGCAGCGTGAAGTTTGCGGGCCAATAGGTTGATCCACTCCTTCAAGTCACCCCACTTACCGAACTTGTTGTTGCGGTTCTCTGGTTTCTCTCCAAAGAATTTTTCTGCCCGGTCCATCGCAACGCCGAGCGTGTCGATGATAACGGTCTTGTACTTGTGAGGCTGGTCGAGTAGCGCAGTAACTACGCTGTCGAACTTCTCGTGAGTATCAACCTCAACCACGTCGACATCTTTCCAGTCACGTGCAATTGCGGATGAGCCACCCTCGGTGTCAATTACTAGAACTGGTGAGAGTTCCTTGACTTCAGCGGCTGATGCAGCAAACCAAGACTTACCACGCTTTGGGTCGCCGTAGACCAGGATGGTCTTTGGCGTGTTTAGTTTGTCTGCTTTTGTAATGAACTGCTCAAACGGCAGTTTTGGAAAATCGCTCATTTTGTTTTCTCCTCCTTAAGAGATATTCAGTATAACATATTCAATTCTACTTGTCAAAGACTTTTTCAAGTTTTCTTAAATTGTTTGCAAAGCCTAGCATTTTCACGAATCGGAATAGTCCGTTGGTAATCATAATCGATGCTATTGCAAGTAGTATCCAGCGTAGCGACTCGGACTGACTCTCTTTAGCGCCCCAGAATAGGATTGCTGAAAAGCCAATTCGGTAGACAAACGCCATACTAGCGGCTAGCAGTACAGTTGTCTTGTTAACTTGTACGTTCTTCATTAGGCCTCCAAAACCTTACAGTCGAAGCAGTGCTCTTCGCGCTGGAACTCTTCGATATCTTTTCCGGACTGAACCTCAGCCCAGATTCTTGCTAATCTATCCCACATTGATTGTGCGAATTCTTCGTCGTAAGGGAATGTCCAAGTCCACACGTCAGGGTCGTATGTGCCGTCTCGGTTGATGAACACAAGCGAACATGCATCGATCTCAGTGCCACCCTTGTTCAAGCCCCACGCATAAATCTGAGCCTGCGCAAAGTATCGCTTGAGAGTATAGGTTGACTCAGCAGCGACCCTAGTATCCTTAGCCTCACCCAGCACAACTGACTGCAACTGACGCGACTTCTCACGCTTCGATGTCTTCCAGTCGACAAGGTGCTTGCCGTCAACTAGGGCTAGGTCTGGCTTTGACTTGATTGTGCCGTAGCCCTCAAGTTCGCCTAGGACGATTGTCTGCTCAACGCGAGCTGATGTAAACTCTGGAAACTTATCGAGGTCAACTGTCTCGATACGCGCCTCTAGGAACTCGTGGATTGCAGTTCCTACCTTAGCGCCCATCCAGTACTTAAACTCTCCTGACGGTAGGCCCAGCAACTTCTTGGCTAGGTGAAACTCGCAAGGGTCAGAGAAGTCTGATGCTCCAACTTTGCGTTGTGTATCTCTTGCTGACTGTTGCTTGAAAAGCCCAAGCGCCATATCTCTGATTCGTGAATCCGGAATCATTTTCTCTCCTTTATACGTCTATTAGAACAGTGTATCTGGTTTTCTGGAAAAGTCAATACCTCCCCAGATTCCATATTGCTCCTCGTTTGCAACAGCAAAGTCGTAGCACTGCTTTAGTATCGGGCAACCGTAGCACAACGCTTCGCAGTCGTCCTCGGTTAGTGCTGAACGCCCGGGCCCATTGCCACTACGAGCCTCAAAACCTAGGCCGTCATAGTCCGTATAGAAGTATGGGTTATATAGGCAGGGGTAGTACGGCTCTTTCTCGATTGCCGAGAACAACGCTCGCCACTTCCCCATAGCCTCCGGCTTGATGCCGAAGTGCAATGGGTCGGTAGTCATAATGGTTCCATCTCCGGCCATTACTCAGCCTGCTTTGCAAACGCTAGACGGGTAATTTCTTCAGAAGCCAGTAGAACAGCAATAGGGGCACTGGCGGTAATAATAACACCCATCCAAACTCGGTAGTCAGAAGCAGTCCCATCCCAGTAAGCAAGAGTGTGGCTTGCATTAGCCACAACAGAAATGATCGCAAACCCCGATAGTCCAAGTGTTGTCCTCCAAGTTGATTCACCTCTGGCCTTGAACACAATCAGCGAGACTGTGTATGCCAAGATTGCAGCGTCAATGAATAGTGCTGGTAGCCATTGGATAACCTTTGGGATTCCAGTCCATTCTGATACCGAGTAGATACCGCTGAATGACACAGCGAATGAGGATACCATCAAGATTCCGACCAGTACAACTGCAAGTAGTAGAACTGGAATAGAGTCTGGGTTGATTCTGGCCTTCTTTACGGCAGGCTTTTCTTCCTTTACAATAATCTCTTCTAGCATCTCTTCCTCTGTGAACTGGTGCTTAATAGGGTTGTAGATAGGTTCAAACCCGACCACTTCATTCCTCATTCCTCAAAATTCCTAACAGTTTATTCACCATCTCTGGCTCCCAAAGTGTGCCCTTATTATATTGCTCAATCATTGCAATTGCCTTTTCAATGGCCTGCTTGCGCTTCTCGTTCTCTATGTGCTGTGCATATTCAAGCGGTGAGAACAGCGGTGGGCTCATACGGTTTTCTACCACCCAACTATTGTAGTCTTGAATAAGACTAATGTCAATGGTTGTTGAGAACTCAATCATTTCACCGGTCCGTGGGTCTACAATTTCATAGTCGCTCACTTGTGGTTCTCTCCTAGGAGGAATGAGTGAAGCGACTTAATCTTGTCGATGCGGAAGCCGGACCAGACCTTGATGTCAGTCTCAACGATAGGTGCTTGTAGCAAGCCCTTAGCCTTGAACTCTTCCAACTTATCAGGGTGTTCAGTTAGGTCGTATGACTCATACTTAATTCCGAGTCGATCAAACTCTTTCTTTGTCATCATACACTGCACACAACTTGGCGTGCTCCATACCTTGATGTCCATATTATTCCTCTACTTGTCCATATGTGAAAATTTGCTTGTACAAAACTTTGTACATCTTATCTAACTCTTTGCAGGCTTTCCATTCACCGGCTTGCGTGTAAGCAGACTCAGCTGCTTTTAGCGCAGGAAACAATAGGTCGACTTGTTGCCTTGTAAGTTCAATTTCAACCATTAGCCTGCTTCATCTCCTCCAGCAGTTCCTCGCATGCAAGCAATACCTGCACCTCAACCAGCAAAGCCATTTCTGCCTTAGTCAAAATAAAGTTCCAATTCCATATCCTGCCACGCATCGAAGTCTGCGTCACAACGGCAACCGTGGCTAATGCCACACTCGTCACAACCGTGGTTCTCACAGTTGCATTCATCTGCGCAATCGTCTGCCTCACAGCAGTCCGGGGCCCAGACATCCTTAGGTTCTAGTAGCATTGTCCTCCTTGTGGCAATCGCAATCACAGATGTAATTTGGTATCTCTAGTATGCACTGTTTATGGTGTCCTGTCAAGCACCAACCTAGCCTAGCCAACTTGCTTTCTCAGGCTTTCGTTCATCTTCAGTTGGTCTTTGACAAGTCGTGATAACTGACCCTCGTCGTAAGTGTCCTCAGCGATAATCTCATAACTAATTACTGAGCGTTTCTGTCCACGACGATCGAGTCGACCAGCGGCCTGCTCGTTGAGTAGACGGTTGTCGTCCTTAGACAGCCACACAACCACGCTAGCGGCTTCCTGTAGCCCATCTGTTCCCTCACCGATTGCCGAGATTACAGCCACGATAAACTGAATCTTGCCCGCGATGAAGTCTGTCAAAGCCTGGTCACGTACTGGCTGGGAAGCCTTGCCCGACCACTCGAAAGCATTGAAGCCAATGCGTTGCAGTCGCTTAGTCACAACCTCAGCGAACTTCTGGCTATGGGTCAGGATAAGCATCTGCTCACCCTGTGGGTGGTCTCCGATTATTTGGAGGAGTTCCTCATACTTGGATGATTTACAATCCTCGCCAAACGTAACTTCTCCCTGCTCATTGATTTCAGGCACACCGAGCGTAATTTGTCTAAGACGAATACGCACAGCAACAGGAACTTCAACGACAAGCGGGTTCTCACCAAGCCAAACGAATAATTCTTTCTCAAGTTTCTTATAAATCCTTTTCTGCTCTGAGGCTAGTTCCACTGTCCGGACTTCCGTCTGGACTGGTGGTAGTTCGTTGTCAATGCCCTCCGGGTGAAACTCACAGCACTTCTCACGCTTGAGGTGGCGGATGTAGCAGGGGATTGACTCGATGATTGCGCCGGGGTTTACCTCACCAGTAATAATCTTCCCGGCAAAGAAGTCAACCTCGGTTGAGCAATACTCGTCAACCCAGTTCCAGTATGAGCGACCGGCAACCTCTGGGTAAATCCACTTCAGGATGGCCCAGATGCCGTCGATCTTGTTGCCTGCTACTGTGCCTGACATTCCAATACGGCGCTTAGCCTTTAGGGTTGTCAGCATAATGGCAGTCTTGCTCTTGCGGTTAGATGCTCGGTGAACCTCATCAAATACCGCTAGGTCAGGCGTGATGCCTTTCCAGTGGAACTTGCGGAAATACTCCGGGCTGACCATAAACCAGCCCTTAGCCCCAGCCTCTAACGCCTTGAATGCCTGCTGTCCTGCGACGGTAGAGTTCACATAGAAAACCTCAGCGCCCGGGATCTGACGCTTGATAGTCTTCTCCCACGCCCGCTTGTGCGTTCCCTTTGGTGCAATGACAAGGTTAGTCCTAGTGGCAAGACGCTTACCAACCTCAATGGCAATAAGCGTCTTACCTCCACCGACC